TTCTATGCCGACGAAATCGAGCCGCCAACAAGCAGCGAATCAAAGCGTTACACGGAATACCCGGACGGGACCGTGATTGAATACGATTGGGAAGCCCACGAACTGACCGTGAAGGGGGCCGAAAAGATAAAGGTAACGGTTCCCGATATAGAATTTATCGGTAACTTGTCCGTAGATGGCGACATTACGAACACGGGCGATATTGTATCGGGCGGCGGCGTTTCGGCTGACGGCGAAGTTACCTCGATGGCAAAGACGACAAACGTCAAGCTATCTACTCACATGCACCCGACTGCAGTTCCGGGCCCCGCAAGCCCGCCCACTCCGGGAACATAAGGAGGTTTTGAGATGCTGGATAAAAGCACTTTAAAAAGTTCTTTGCAGTCAATTTTTGAAACGGAAGGCAACACCGCCGAATCCGTTGCAACCGCTATCGCGGATGCCGTTGATGCCTACGTGAAATCGGCAAAGGTGACGGTAACGGCTCTGCCCGGTGAAATAGCGGTGCAGGGCTCGCCAACGGCCCAAAGCAACGTTGTCCCTATTCAAATCGAAGGCGAACTTTCGTAAGGTGGTGACTTATGGCTTTTGGTGTTATCGGAATGTTCGGCTTGCTCCCGTTCTATTGTTCTCGCGATGCGGTCCTTACTTTCAAGGACTTGTCGCGTAATAGCAAGATGCGGTTCGCGAAGCATGACGTTATAGGCAGGAAGCCCGTTCTCGAAAAGATCGGCGAGGACTTGCGGACCGTATCATTTTCTATGCGGCTGGATTCCTCCCTATTGAAAAACGTACCCGTGGCGACCGCCATAATTCTTTATACGAAATTGCTGGAGCAGGGCAAAGCACAAACGCTGATTATCGGCGGCGAAATCATGGGAGATTACGTTATCGAAGGCATCGAGGAAAACCGGAAATTCTTCACGGGTGCCGGAATATGTATCGGTGCCGAACTTACTTTTTCACTTATGGAAGCGGGGTAGAAAATGGAATACGAAGTTTCCCTTACGGACAAGGTTGATTTCGCCCCGGAATCCGTGGCGAAGGAAGTCGTTCAGAACGTCCGCACGATCCTTGATACGGTTGTCGGGTCCGTACCGCTTGAGCGCAATATAGGAATTTCTTGGGATTACGTCGGGAAACCGCTACCCGTTGCCATGGATATGTTACGTATCGCAGTGAACAACGCAATAGCGGTGCAGGAGCCCCGCGCACAAATTGTTTCTATCAAGTTTGACCAACCCGAAAATAATATAGAATTTGCCGAACAGGGCATACTCAAGCCCCGCGTAAGAATCTATATTGATGAACAAGGAGGCTAGACCATGGCAGAAACTTTACCGCGTTGGGACTTGCCCGAAGTTTCGTTTGTACAGACTGACCCCGAAGCTATCAAGGCCGAAATAGTAAGCCGTTACGAAGCGGTGGCGGGGCGCACGTTGGCGACCGCCGATCCTATACGTATTTTCCTTTTGTCGGTCGCCGACGAAATCATACAGCAGCGTGTCTTGATCAACATGGCCGCGCAAAATAACCTATTGAGCTATGCGACCGGGGAATACTTGGACGCGCTCGGGGAATACCTCTTGGTTTCCCGTTTGCCCGCTGCAAAGGCGGTGACGAACATCCGCTTTACCTTGTCGCAAGCCCTCGAAGAAGTGTACATCATCCCGGCGGGAACCGAAGTCACGAACAGGATTGTAACGTTCGCTACTGACGAAGAACTTGTTATTGCGGCGGGCGACCTTACGGGCGATGTTGCCGCATCTTGCACGGTTCCGGGCGTTGCCGGGAACGGATATTTGCCGGGGCAGCTTACAACGATTGTAAGGCCAATGACATTTGTAGATATGGCGGAAAACACGAACGAGACGTATGGCGGCGCTGACGCGGAAAGCGACGAGGACTATGCCGAAAGAATCCGGCTCGCCCCGAACGCCTTCTCCGTTGCCGGACCTATCAAGGCTTATATCTTTTATACGAAAAGCGTTTCCAGCGCGATCATTGACGTTTCCGTTGATTCGCCCACTCCGGGCGTTGTCAACGTCTATCCGCTCTTGGAAGGCGGCGTGATACCCGACCAAACTTTGCTCGACAAGGTTCTTGAGACCTTGAGCGACGAAGATGTTCGACCGTTGACGGATGACGTTCACGCCCTGCAAGCTACGGCGGTGCCCTATACGATTGAGGTCCATTACTTTATCAAGAATGCCGACAAAAACAAGGGAACGGCTATACAGGCGGCAGTCACGGAAGCGGTGGAAAAGTATCGCCTTTGGCAACAGGGGAAAATCGGTCGCGACATTGTGCCCGCCGAACTTGTCCGGGCCGTAATGAATGCCGGGGCTTGTCGAATCAACAACACTCAAGATCATCCGTTTTCGCCGGGGGCGTTCCAAGAACTTACGAAAACGCAGGTCGCGCAATGCGACCCGGAAACTGACGTGACCGTTGTCTTTGACGGTTACGTGGAAGGGTAACGCCATGACGGAAATCAAGGACGTTAAACTTTCCGAAATTATCCCGGAGAATCTTGTAAAGGATTCGAACGTCAAGGCAAGTGCCGAAGCGCTTGACCCGTCCTTGCAGGAAGTTTCGCGCAACGTAGACATTCCGTCCATCTACATCCGAATAAATAGCCTTACGTCGGAGCAGCTGGACCACATGGCGGCGGCGTGGGATGCGTCGGTGTGGCGGCAATCGTGGCCAATACAGATAAAGAGACGCATCTTGAACAACGTCATTCTTGAGAAGCGCAAGCGCGGTACACTCGGCGCGGTAAAGAAGGCCATCGAAACTATCGCGTCGTTTACCAGCCTTACGGAATGGTGGCAGGAAACGCCGAAGGGAACTCCGCACACGTTCAAGGTTATCGCAAGTCTGAACAATTACGAAGGCGTTCTCGAAAGCGACTTGCAGGAGGACCTTTTCGGGCTTATCGACGACGCGAAACCCGTGCGTTCACATTACGACTTTATCTTGCAGAAACGATATTCCGGCGAAATAGGTGCTATCGGGCTTTACCGCAAACTTGCCTATGCCCGCGTTAAGGGCGTGGCCGTGAATAGCGAAGAAGCAAGCGTCGGGCTTGGCGTCATTCCAGCCGTTCGCCCCGTGATAATTAGGAATATTCAAGGAACCGCCGAATAATTGGAGGACTTATGAACATTGTCTTGACTAATGCAGGATTGCAGAAGATTGTCAATGCCGAACAGACGGGCACGGCTCCCGTCGTCATTTCGCAGATCGGATTCGGGAGCGGCCAATATACGGCGAACGCTTCACAGTTGGCGTTGCAGAACGAGATTAAGCGATTGCCCGTGATTTCGGGCGGAACCGACAACGACCATTCGATACACGTAGCGGCGCAGGACACTTCGTCCGATGCCTATTCCGTTTACGAATTTGGCCTTTTCCTTTCCGACGGGACCTTGTTCGCAATCTATTCGCAGACGGGCACGGCCATTCTGCAAAAGACCATTTCTTCGGTCGCGCAATTCGAATGCGGAATAGCTCTCCAAGGCGTGAACGTTCAAAGCATTTCTTTCGGCGATGTTTCGTTCAGTTATCCGTATGCCAACGAATCGAATCCCGGCATTGCGGAAATAGCAACTACCGCCGAAGCACAGGCGGGAACCGACAACACCCGTATTATCACCCCGGCGGGCTTGCAACAGGTCACGGCGACAACGGAACGAAAGGGAGTTGTCGAACTTGCGACCAATGCCGAAGCGCAAGCGGGAACGGACAACACCCGCGCCATTACCCCGGCGACATTGCAACAGGTCGCGGCGACAACGGAACGAAAGGGAGTTGTCGAACTTGCGACAAACGCGGAAGCACAAGCGGGTACGGACAACACCCGCGCACTCACCCCTGCATCATTACAGGCCGTCACCGCCACGGAATCGCGAAACGGCATCGTGGAACTTGCGACCACCGCCGAAGCGCAAGGCGGTACGGAATCGAGCCACGTGCTCACCCCGGCGGCATTGCAGACGGTGACGGCCACGCAGACGCGCAAGGGAATCGTCGAACTTGCCACGAATGCCGAAGCGCAAACCGGGACCGATGCAGAAAGGGTGCTCACCCCGGCGGCATTGCAAGCCGTTACGGCCACGACAGGCCGCAAGGGTGTCGTTCAGTTAGCTTCAAATGCCGAAGCTACTACGGGCACGAACACCGCGAAGGCGGTTGTTCCCGCAGCATTGAAGGCGGCTCTTGATTCCCGTTTTAATGGTGTCGTAATCGACGAGGAAGGCCGCGTGAACAACCTTGACGGGGCGGAGCCTTGGTCCGTTTTTCCGTCCGGGCGTTCCGTTGAAATGACCGCCCGCGCTGGAGTTTGCCAAAAGACGCTTGCGAGATTTTCGAACAACACGGCGGCGGCGGTTTTCAACTTCTTCAAGTCAAGATCATCTTCAATTCGCAGGAACGGGGCCGTGCTTCCGGGCGATACCGTTGGGCAGGTCGATTTCATTGTAGATAACGGAAAGATGAACTACGATGCGGGAACGCAAGGGGCCCGTGTCGGATTGCTGCAAGTCGAAGTCAACGACGATTCCTCTATTACAAGTTCCGGGAATACGAACACGGCCATAAAGGGCATTTGCCGACTTTATGCCATGACCGACGGATTGGATACGGTGGGGCAAGGGCTTAACGTCACTTACGAAGCCTGTTATCCAAGCAAGAACAATGCGCTTTCGAGCGGAACGACTACGCACCGTTGGAAGGCTGTCTATGCCGTAAACGGCACGATTCAGACTTCGGACGAAAACTTGAAAGAAGAAATCGGGGAAATCCCCGAAGCAGTTTTCAAGGCGTGGGGAAATGTAAAGTTTGTTCAATACAAATTCAAGGATGCCGTCAAGGAAAAGGGAGCGAAGGCCCGTTTTCATATCGGGCTTATCGCTCAAAGGATTATTGCCGCGTTTGCCGCCGAAGGCTTGGACGCATTTGAATACGGCCTTGTATGCCGTGACGCGCTGAAAGACGGCGGCGAAATTCTATCTTTGCGGTACGACGAATGCCTAGCCCTCGAATGTGCATACGAGCGCAACCTCTTTGACGAAATTTTGATTAAATTAAAGGGTGGAGATAACTAAAATGTACGCAAGCATTATCGTTACAGATGCAGGCATCGAGGAAGTAATCAATGCCGAACGCAACGGGACCGCACCCGTCGTGCTTACGCAGGTTGGCTTTGGTACGGGGCAGTACACGCCCACCCACGACCAAACGCAATTACAGAACGAGTTCAAGCGGCTCCCTGCAAACGCGCTCGCTGGCGGAAATGTTGGCGACAACACGATCTATATCAACGCCCGCGACACTTCGAACGATGCCTATACCTTGTTCGAGTTCGGCGTTTATACGGCAAGCGGTACGCTCTTTGCGGTATGCTCGCAGAATGTGCCCATCTTGCAGAAGGCGGCAGGGGCGCAAGCATATCTCGACATTGAATTTCTACTGACGAACGTAAACCCGGCAAGCGTCACGCTTGGCGACACGAATTTCTTCAATCCGCCCGCGACTACCGAAACGGCGGGTGTCGTTGAACTTGCGACGGCGGCGGAAACGGAAGCGGGGGCGGCTTCGGACAAGGCCGTTACACCAGCCGGACTTCTCGAAAGGACGGCCACAACGGGGCGCGTCGGTCTTGTCCAGCTGGCGACCGAAGCGGAAGCCAATTCCGGGACGGATGCGGTCAAGGCTTTAACGCCCGCCACGCTTGCGTCGACGTTCCAAAATATCCATGACGATTACGGCTTCCAAAAGATGCCCAACGGAATGATTATCCAATGGGGTAAAGCACATTTGGAAAACGCGTCAAGTCAATTAAAGGAAGATGTTTTGTTCCCGACGGCTTTTCCGAACAAATGCACGAATGTCACGATTACGCCGATTGATTCGACCGCAAGCGTACAGGTGCAGAGCGTAACGCCGGGGCACTTCCGGGCGGATCACAACATGGACGGCTATATAAACGTGAATTGGATTGCGTTGGGATATTAGGAGGTGCAGGATGGCTTTTTATTATAATTCGACTACTAACGCGTTCTACGATACCGA